TTCATCGTAAACAGCCCGCTGTTCGGCCGTCATCATTATTTGGCCCCATATGCTGGCCTTGTACGGATTGCACGCCATTACGGCCGCTTGCCACGCCGCATAGGCTAGCGTCTGGCTGTTGGGCGCCTTGGCCAGCAACAAGCCCTTGTTGCGGCCTTTGGTGACTGTGGCGGCCTGTAGTGCGCGCGCGGCGGTGTCGGATATTATCATGATTCGGTTTCCTTTCAGTTAAAGACGATCGTGCCCGCGCGCCCAGCCAAGAGGCGCGCGGTCGTGTGCGCCGCTTGGCGCGTTGCGTAGCGGCCTATTAGCGTTGGCGCGCCGCCGGCGGCCGGGACCGCGTACAGGCACCATCGGCGGCCGCCGGCGTTTGGCTGTTTCGTTATGCGGTAGACCATGATTTACGCTCTCCGGTTAAGCAGGGGGTTGCGCGGCCATTAGGCGGCCGCGCGGCGGGGGTCGGACTCGAGAATAACAAAGCCGCTCGAGCGGTCGCGTTTTGCCTTGCGGCCTTTAGGCGTCAGGCCAAGAATCACCCCGCGCGGGTTAAGGTGAAGCAAATCATGGTCGTCGCCGCTGATGACTTTCAAGCCGTTGAAGGTCGCGGGCAATTCGCCGGCGAAAACAGCCGCGGCCGTGCCGCCCGCGCGCACTAGGCGGCGGACGTCTTCATCGTTGTCTTCGGTGCGGGACAGGATGAGGCAATAATTCGAGGGCAGGTCGCGCGAAAGGCGCGCCGCGATTTTGGTGTAGTCGACGAATTGCAAATGCGGGAATGCCAGCATTACGTTGCGGTACGTGATGCCATCGCGCTCGCACGCAATCCCCTCCCATGCAATGTCTGTCGAGCCGTTCAGGCGGACGCAAAGCTTAAAGCCTAGTTTTGCGGCGCGTTTTTCGGCAAGCTCAATAGACTTGACGACGTCTCGCAGATACGCGCGGCGATCGCGCATGAAGCGGCGCGCCTTGTCAATGCGAGACTGGCGCACGCTGTTAATAACATCGTCATGTGCGACCATGCTAGCTTGCCCGGACTCCCAACCAAGGCAGAGCGCGCGGCACGCGGGCGTTGATTTTGGGCAGAGATTGAAGCCGGAGAGACTGGCGGGTGCCATGTAGTGGATTGCGTTCAGGTACCCGTAATTTTGCGCCTTTGCGGCCTTGGCGCTTTCCATAGATAAAAGCCGGTTTTTCATCATGGTGTGATATCCCTTGCGTCTGTGCTTACAAAACTATCTTTGACAGATTGGCGGGGGGGCTGTCAAACGATATTTTGCAAAATAGTCAAATAGTCATGGGGCGGCAATTTCAATTGCAATATGTGTTATGGCAAATGGAATTGAAAACAGATGACTATCGTGACTAGATTGTGGCGGTTTTGCCTTAATAAGTATTTATTCAGGTGACTAAATTGGGGCTAAAATGTGGTGTATGATATGTCAATAATATCAAATGTAAATATAAAATAAAGTGTTATGGTTTTCGGCGGCCGATAGTCATGGAATAGGTCGGCGGATGACGGCGCCGTTGCCTAGGGAAATTGGCGATAAACAAAGAGCTTTTTGCTGTTCTAGTCAAATAGTCATTGTTATCTATATACGGTCTAGTAGATAGGTATAAATGTTATAATGTAACAGTGGCGTATATTGGCCGATTAGAATAGTCATGACTATTTGACCTAAATGACTATAAGACTAATTTCCTGCCTTTCCACGGCGGCGCCGGACATGCGCGCTCAGGCGAAATAATGTAAGAAAGTGTTTGACAAATCGATCGCGGTTTGCTAAGACGAATCGTCAGCAACGGAGAAAGCAAATGAACCTTAGTGATAAAGCCAAAGCCTTCATGACCAAACACCCCGCACTCATTGGCGTCGTTTTGGGATTCCGATTTTACGAGCATCCGTCGAAAGGCGATGAAAGCCCGCTTGTTATGATTACGCCGGAAGGTAAAGTTAAGCTTTCCGATTATTGGGACGTCCCGACTACGGAAGATCTTGCGTCCGATATTGGTTTTGATCTTGTCGTAAACTAAGCACCGGCCACCGGCCGGTGGCCACCGGCCGGTGGCCACCGGCCACCGGCCCTCGGCCACCGGCCACCGGCCACCGGCCCTCGGCCCTCGGCCCTCGGCCACCGGCCACCGGCCCTCGGCCCTCGGCCACCGGCCACCGGCCACCGGCCACCGGCCACCGGCCCATGAGGGGGGGCAGGGGCCCGGAGCCCGGGGGTGTCTGGTCACGCAGGGTCCGCAAAAACTTTTTTATTTTTATGCAAAATGCAATCCGCAAAACATCAACTTGCAAACACACAGCCAAACGCGCTATCATCCCGCCATGAGCTTCCACTCACTCCCGCTCGCCCCTCGCAAAAAACTGGCCGCCACCGAGGCGCGGCTGGAGGCGCTGTACGACGCGGCCAAGCGCGGCCTCAAGAATGAGGCGCTGGCGCTGGCGGCCGGGATGCACCCGGGCGAATACCGCATGCTGCGAGAGTTCGACCCGCTGGTCGAGATGGCCGAACAAAAAGGCCGCGCCGACGCCGAGCGCGAAATGGCCGACGTGCTGTACACCGCCGCCAAGGCGGGCGACACCAAGGCGGCGCTGGCCGTGCTGCAGCACCAGCACGGGTGGGTCGCCAAGCAGCAGATCAGCGTGGACGTCGAGCAGCGCATCTCGATCACGGCCGCCCTAGAGCAGGCACAGCAGCGCGTGCATGACCTCATCGACGTAACGCCCACGACCGTGAAACATGCAAACGACGATCTATAGCGCCGAGGAAGAGCAGCTCCTGATGTCCCGGCTATGGTCGCCGGCGCTCAAGGACGACCCGCTCAAGTTCGTGCTGTACGTGTTCCCATGGGGCCAGCGCGGTACGCCGCTCGAACATTACCAAGGCCCGCGGCGCTGGCAGCGCGAGGTGCTGGCGCAGTTGACCGAGCACATCCGGAAGAACAACGGCAAGGTGGACTTCGACACGTTCCGGATGGCCGTAAGCTCCGGCCGCGGCATCGGCAAGTCGGCGCTGGTCAGCTGGCTGGTGATCTGGTTCATCTCCACCCGGATCGGGTCCACGACCATCGTGTCGGCCAACTCCGAAGCGCAGCTGCGGTCGATCACATGGGCCGAAATATCCAAGTGGTTGAGCATGGCCATGAACAACCACTGGTTCGAGATCAGCGCCACGCGCGTCATGCCAGCCAAATGGCTGGCCGAGCTGGTCGAGCGCGACCTGAACAAGGGCACCCGCTACTGGTACGTCGAGGGACGGCTGTGGAGCGCCGAGAATCCGGACGCATACGCGGGCGCGCACAACGTGGATGGCATGATGCTGGTGCTTGACGAGGCGTCGGGCATCGTGGACGCCATCTGGTCGGTCGCGGCGGGGTTCTTTACCGAAAACACGCCGCACCGATTCTGGCTGGCCTTTTCAAACCCGCGCCGCAACAGCGGGTATTTCTACGAGTGCTTCAACTCCAAACGCGACTTCTGGCGCAACATGATGGTGGACGCGCGCGAGGTCGAGGGCACCGACAAGCAGGTCTATCAGCAGATCATCGACGAATACGGGCCGGACAGCACGCAGGCGCACGTCGAGGTATACGGGCAGTTTCCGAACGCCTCGGACGACCAGTTCATCGGCTCGCGCACGGTGGACGAGGCCATGGCCCGGGCGCCGTACAAGGACGTCAGCGCACCCATCGTCATCGGCGTGGACCCGGCGCGGTTCGGGTCGGACAGCACGGTCATCGCCGTGCGGCAGGGGCGGGACATCGTGGCCATTCGCAAGTACCAGGGCGACGACACCATGACGGTCGTGGGCTACGTGATCGACGCCATCGAGGAGTTCAGGCCGGCGCTGGTCGTGATCGACGAGGGCGGCGTCGGCGGCGGGGTCGTGGACCGGCTCAAGGAGCAACGGTACAAGATCCGGGGCGTCAACTTCGGGATCAAGTCGCGCAATCCGCTGATGTGGGGCAACAAGCGCGCCGAAATGTGGGGGGCCATGCGCGAATGGTTGAAGACGGCGAGCATACCGAAGGATCGCTACCTCAAATCGGACTTGATTGGACCCCTCATGAAACCGGACAGCAAGGGGACGATCTTTTTGGAAAGCAAAAAGGACATGCGAAGCCGGGGGCTCGCCTCGCCCGACGCCGCCGACGCCATAGCGGTTACTTTCGCTTTCCCCGTCGCGCACAGGGAAGCCCGGCCTACCGTTGACCGCCGGCCTCGTCAGGGGTATGGTTTCGTCTCCACGTCATGGATGGGCTCGTAGAAACATGCCCTTGGTCAAATCCGCCAGTAAGAACGCGTTTCGGGCCAACGTAAAGGCCGAAATGGCGTCCGGCAAACCGCAGAAACGCGCTTTGGCCATCGCCTACGCGACTAAGCGGGCTGCGGCAGGCAAGTCGGCATACGCGCCGCCAAAGAAGGGCAAGTGATGCGGGACGACGACAAGCTGGCGCTGATGCGCAGCCGCTTTACGATGGCGATGGCGGCGTATAGCGAGAGCCGCGAGGACGAGCTTGACGATCTGCGCTTTATGGCGGGGTCGCCCGACAATCAGTGGCAGTGGCCTGCAGACGTGTTGGCGACACGCGGCGCGGTGCAGGGTCAGACAATCAACGCTCGCCCGTGCCTGACGATTAACAAGCTGCCGCAGCACGTCCGGCAGGTGACCAACGAGCAGCGGCAAAACCGGCCGACCGGCAAGGTCATCCCGGCGGACGACAAGGCCGACATTGAAGTCGCTCAGGTCTTCGACGGCATGGTCCGGCACATCGAGTACATTTCGGACGCCGACGTCGCCTACGACACGGCCTGCGACAACCAGGTAACGTACGGTGAGGGCTACATCCGCATTTTGACCGAGTATTGTCGGGAAGACAGCTTCGATCAGGACATCAAGATCGGGCGCGTGCGCAACTCGTTCTCGGTCTACATGGACCCCATGATCCAGGACCCTTGCGGCGCGGACGCACGGTTCTGTTTCATCACCGAAGACATCGACAAGCGCGACTATGAGCGCATGTTTCCGGACGCGGCGCCAATCAGCTCGCTAATGGCAAATGGCGTCGGCGACCCCAGCTTGAGTGCGTGGATCAATCAGGACACGGTGCGCATCGCGGAGTATTTCTACTACGAGACCAAGAAACAGACGCTGCGACTGTACCCGGGCAACATATCGGTCTGGAAAGACAGCCCGCAGGACAAGCAGCTCATGCCCATGTTTGGCAAGCCCTTGCGCGAACGCACGGCTGATCGCAAGCAGGTCAAGTGGATCAAGACCAATGGGTACGAGGTTCTTGAAGAGCAGGACTGGGCGGGCAAGTGGATTCCGGTTGTCCGCGTCGTGGGCAACGAGTTTGAGGTAGACGGCCAGATTTATCTGTCGGGCCTTGTGCGCAACGCCAAAGACGCGCAGCGCATGTACAACTACTGGACCAGCCAGGAAGCCGAGATGCTGGCTCTGGCGCCCAAAGCGCCGTTTATTGGCTACGGAGGCCAGTTTGAAGGCTATGAACTGCAGTGGAAAACGGCTAATACGAACAATTGGCCGTATCTGGAGGTCAATCCTGACGTCACTGACGGCGCTGGCGCACCTCTACCGTTGCCGCAGCGCGCGGCGCCCCCGCTGCCTCAGACCGGGCTTATCCAAGCCAAGATGGGCGCGTCAGATGACATTAAATCGACCACAGGTCAGTACGACAGTTCACTTGGCGCTACCAGCAACGAACGGTCGGGTAAAGCCATCCTGGCACGCGAAAAGCAGGGGGATACGGGTACATATCACTACGTTGACAACCTCTCCCGCGCCGTCCGCCACGTTACGCGGCAGCTTGTAGACCTAATTCCGAAGATCTACGACACTGAGCGCGTGGCCCGCATTGTCGGCCTCGACGGCGAGGTCGGCATGGTCAAAATCAATCCGCAGCAGACCGAGCCGGTAAAAGAGATCCGAGATCAAAACGGCGGCGTAATAGAGAAAATCTACAACCCCAACGTCGGCGTGTACGACGTTTGCGTCACCACCGGCCCGGGGTACATGACCAAGCGGCAGGAAGCGCTCGACGCCATGTCAATGCTGCTGCAGTCTAACCCGCAGCTCTGGACGGTTGCCGGCGATCTGTTCATCAAGAACATGGATTGGCCTGGGGCGCAGGAAATGGCCAAGCGGTTCGCCAAGATTATCGACCCCAAGGTCATGGACGGCGAAGATCAATCGCCCGAGATGGCGGCGGCCAAGCAACAGCTTGAAGCGCTGACGCAAGAGCTGAATCGCATGACCGACATGATCCAACACATTCAGGACGGCATGGAAGCTCAAAAGATCGAGACGGACAAGTTTAAGGCGGAAATTCAGGCTTACGACGCGGAAACCAAGCGGATTTCTGCCGTCCAGAACAGCATGACGCCCGAACAGATCCAAGATATTGTGATGGGCACCATTGCGGCGGCGCTTG